CATGACTTCTAGATTCAAGATGGCGTTGTGTATTTCATCTGACGTAGCTTGATCTACTTTGTTGTCTACTAAGTTAAGTATGTAGCGCCCTACGGTAGCGCCCCAGTTCTCACGCCCTTCACCATCATAGTACTTGGCGTACCGTGATAGAGCAATGAAGCTCTGGTAGTCTGTCGGTAAGTAGTTGCTCATTATCTGTTGTCTCCTGATCCCTTAAGTTTACCACGCTGTTCTCTGTCATTCAGCTTAGCCATATTCATTTCCATAGTCTTGCGTAAGTTACCACCAAAGATGTTAGACAGTGCTGTAACGTAGAACAATACATCACCTAACTCTTTGAGTACTTCTTCATCAGAGAACTTAGAGCTATCACGAAATAGTTTCTTGATCTTCTCTGCTACTTCACCTGCCTCACCTGTTAAGCCTAGCGTGTTCTCTACTAAACGATCACGGCCTTTAGTGAATACCTTATCCTCTACAAACTGACTATAGAAACGTATTGGATCTGTGTCATAGTCAGAGCTATTTTGAAACATCTCAAAGTACCCGAATGCTTCTAAGTCTGTCTCATTAATCATGGGCGTTCCTTTACATATAAGTTTTCTACTTCAACATCATCAGTATCATAAAACGTATCAACTATCAAGTCGTATACATCTTCACTGTGTGACCTGTCATCTGACGATAGTATGTTATTGTTCTTATCTATCGCCATCACAAATGTAACACTGAATCTTTTATCCTTCATTTGTGTGTCTCCAACCAACGCTTACGTAGTCTGTTCAAGTACCAGATAGCTTTATCTATATCTTCTAGTCCGTTCTTGTACTCGCAGCGCCACATGTACTTCAACACGTTAGCTGCTTGTGGCGCTAAGGCTCCAGACATATTCTCTGTCATAGCTTCTATTGCATCTATACATTCAATACCTGCTTGGTTGTAATGTACAGGTTTGTTTACTGGATCATGTCCTGTCATAGGTGGTTCTTCTTTAGTCATGCGTTACCCTGTGTCTTAGTGAATGCAGTAAGGCGTAGTACCTTACCACCTGTACCTTCTACTTCCTCGTATATATCAGATTGCTCTTGCATGTCAAGGTCTATTAGTCTATTTCTTTCAGCTTCTACTGTATCGTATACATAATCATCCCACTGTGACACCTCTAAGAAAGCACCCAGCAGAGTAACTAAGTTAATCATCTGTGCTAGATCTGTTTTGTTAAGAGTGTTGTCTGGGTGTAGTGCTATACCTGTAGATAGTTCGCCTGTCCAGTCACCATTCTTATCATACTCTAGTGGTTTAAGTATGAACGCTACCTCGTTACCTTCAATCTTGTATGACATTTAAGTTTTCCTTTTATGCTTGAGGGGAATACGATCTGACTTGATCGGCTTACCTTTTTCTTTTAGCCATGCTTCAGGTATAACTCTATGTGCCCACATGAAATCATTCTTATCACACCAATCAAAGTAGCGAGACTTAGCCCCTTTGTACAGCTTAGCTTTGGCGTTACTGAAAACAAATCGTATGTCTAACTCAGGGTGCTGCTTCCGTACCTCTAAGTGCTTACGTCTGTCATCACTATCAAAGATTCCTTTGGTTTCTATTATGATACCGTTATCTAAAACGAAGTCAGGTGTGTACGTCCGATAGCGTAGGTCTTCCCATTCTATCTTCAGTAACTCATACCTGACTTCTTTCTGCTCAGACTTTAGGTACGCAGCAACCTCTTTCTCTAGGCCACTGCGATACCTTCTAGAGTTATGCTTACGCTTCTTCAGTGGCGGCATCAGGGGCTTCAATACCTAGTGACTGCCGTAGCTCTGCTGTCTTCATCTGCCCTACAGCCTGAACACAACCCATCTGGTGACTGAGTTGATTTAGTATGACAGTGTTCTGCTGCAGTAGCGTAACGATCTCTCGCTGCTCATCTGTTAGCTTCTCAAGTTCGTACTCTTTATCGTCAATAGTAACTGCGGTCATCTATTAATACTCCTTATTTAGTGACACATACTCTACAGTAGGTGGCGTCTTACCACCCTTGTATACTTTAGATGGCAGGGCTTGTAGTCCTGGCCAACATTTCTTTTTGTGTGAACAGAAACTGCACTGCTTAGTCAGCTTCATGTTACCACTAGGTTTACCCCGATACGTTTCAGGTTCAGCAGAGAAGCAACGCTCGAATGGTTCATCATTAGCGATGTAGTTGTGGGTCTGTTGAATGTCATCCAGTACAGCATCCTTGTCCACAGAGGCAGCAGGTACGTACTTGAACTCACCATTACCCTTGTTGACTACCCACCATCCACCAACGTTCTTACCTGCAGCGTGTGCGTATCCTATAAGCTGTGAGACATACCCAAAGCTATCACCTGCTGCCAGTGTTTCTACATCAATGAACTTGTTAGTGTAAGACCACGGCGATGCACTCTTAACATCATCCACTGCCCCGTCCAACACCATGTCGTACTCACCGCTTACTTCAGCGCCACCCTCTAGTTGAAGGGTGACTCTATCGTTGTCTTCAAACGTAACATCAGAAGCCCGTAGTAGTCCTTTGAAGATAGCCTCAACCAAATCCCCCATGAGCATGTTGATCATAAAGGATGTTGGCTTAAGGATGTCTGTCTCAGGATCATTCTTCTCGAACCAAAGCTGGCACTTAGGACGCCCTACGTTGGACATCCTAAGCTTAAACTTATCTCGTGGGCCACTGTTGAACTGCTTGTCTAGGGCTGCATGTATATCTTTACACACACCTTCGATGATCTCTTGCGACATAAATGACTTACCATCTATAGCCTTACGCAAGAAAGAATGTACTGACAGTTCAGCAGGATGCTCCATTATTCAAAGTCCTGCACTTCAACGATACTACCTACGATAGCTGCGTCTTCTGGTGAGATGTTAGCTACGTTACGTTCATCCCACTTGCTAAGTACCCATGAGTTTGTACGCTCAATGTAAGCAATGAAGTCACGTAAAGTTTCGTTGTCACCATCAGTGAAGCCTACACGCTCACCTAGTGATGCAGATACTTCAGCAAACATGTTACCGTTAGGCATGGTCTGTTGATTAGCACTTAACAAAATGGTGTGCTCAATAGGTGTGATACCTTTACCCACCATTGCACTTGTTGCTGCATTCATAGACTTCAGACTCGTAGGGTTTTTAACGTCAAAGATAAATGGTACTTCACCACTGAACTCTATACTGTCACCGTCCTCGTTAGTAGCTTCAGTAGCACTAGCCATACCCATGAATACTTTAGTACGCTTAACGGTACGCATTAAATTCTTTTCAGTTTCAGGTAATGAATCCCAGTCAGGCACATAACCAGAACGCCGCCCTAAGTTAAACCCACCTAGTGTATCCTTCAAGTCGTTGTTGAGGTTCTGCGCTAAGACAGTCTTCTGTGTGGTGTTAGCTTCGCTATCCCACTTAGTCCACTGCTGACGCTCAGCAAACAAACGCACACTAAGTGACTCAGTGTACACTTCCTCATCACCCTTACGCAGTTTAAACATAGGTGTGTTGACGATCTTCTTACCATCAATACCTTGCTTAACTACAGCAGTCACACGCCATAGTGTTGACTGTGCCTGTACTGTTGTAGCGGTGAACCCCATAGCATCTGCTAAGTTCATACCGTCTACTGATAGTGCTACTTCTGTGCTCATTATATATCCTTTCTGAGCTAAGTTAAAGAGACTAAGTTATACTATATAACGTCCTTTGTGTCAAGCCAATTCGGGCCAATCTTTGCCTCTAATAGTAAAGGCACGTTCATCTGTATGTCATACGCTTCTTCAATAAGTTTGTCAAGATCTTTATTCAATGTATCTATAGTTGCAAGCACATATTCCTTCTCGTTAGGGTGAACATCTACTACCATTGAGTCATGCACACTGTTGACTACACATGACTGTAGCTTCTCTAGTCTAGCCTCTAGCTCAATAAGTACCAGAGGCACAACATCCCCAGTAGCAAACCCCTGCACTGGGTAGTTCTTTATCATAGTGAAATGCGTAGGAGAACCATTCTCTCTACGTGATACATCAGGGAAAGCATACTGCCTACCACTGACGTTAGTGATCTTGTGTAACCGTATAGCCTCATCACCTAGCTTCTTGTGCCACGCAGCTACACCCTGATACTTCTCATTGAAGTGCTCGTAGTATGCAGCCTCTGCCTTA